TTTCTAGCAGGTCAAGTAATAATCCCTCTGCAATGGCTAGACCTGAAATCACCCCACAGAGTTTTTGATATTGATCAAAATTTTGGCACTGACCTGTTGCAAGATCGTCAGCGTAATCGTTCATTTGTTTGCGTATTTGTCTGCGCAGCGCATCTGCGAAATTGGAAATCATTTAGTTGGTTTCTCCTTGGGTTGTGGGGCAGGGGCGTTAGCCTGCATCTCTTGCTCATGCGCACGTTGATCCTGCGCCTGTCTGCTCTCGTGCTTGCGGTCGGTGGCATGTTTGTACAGGTCCACTTCCCGGTCTTTACGTCCTTCTTCAAGCTGTGCTTGTTTATTGGCTGCATCGATGCGTATGCGACTGTGGTCCGCTTGTATACGCTCTTTGTCCATGTTGAGACGCCCAGCCTTCTCGATCGCATTCACATTAAGTTTGCGACCCTCCATGTCTTGACGGGCTTGGAACTCCTCAGCCTTGAGTTGCAAGGTTGCCTGTGCTTGTGCGGCTTTGGCTTGTGCTTCTTGCTGTCTGATGTCAAGCTCACGTCCACGAAGCTGCAACTCTTGTTGCTGCAACTGCATCATCGGATCTTGGGCTTGCTGTTGTGCTTGCTGCTGAGCCATCTGTTGTTTGTGTTGCTGGAGCACGGCTTGCGCAGCCTGCGCCATGCGCTGAGACATCTGGAACTCGATTTGCGGAGGAATGGGCTGCTCTTCATCCGGTTTGGGTATCGCCATGCCCAACTGTGCCTCGATTTGTTTCTTGTACTCAAGCCCAACGTGCTCTGCAATGTGAGCCGTCATAGCGCCTTGAATCTTGGGCGCATTGGGGTTTTGCCCGATCAACTGCATGATCATCGGGTCTTGCATCGCCGCCATGTGCACAGAGATGTGTGCCTGATGGTCTTGGTACTCAAACGCTTTGACCGGCTCCATCTTGAGGATCGCCATGTTCTCGGACACAGGATCAGAGGGCTTGATGTCGTCTGGCAACGGTACAAGTTTGTCCGCACCTTTAACGCCCATCACCTCTAGCATGCGTCTGTGTAGTTCTGGCAGGTCATAAATGTCCGGTGCCATCTGCGCCATCTGGATCACAGACTGATACTGCACCACACGCTGAGACATAGTGGCTGCATTGGGATCACTGACAGGGATGATATCTACTTGATCGTAGTCAGACTGTTTAGCAGACTTGGACCCGTACTCAGGCTCGTAGTCGTAGTCAACTGGTGTGTCTTCTTTAATGAGCGCCGCGAGGAGTTTCAACTCTTGCTTGAACGCGTAGTGCATGCGGGCTTGCACCGCAGTCATCACTTTTAACTGACGCTCAAGGAGCGCAAGTGTTGTACCCACGGGGGCTTGGCTGGACATGTCGCTGATCTGCATATCTGCAGTCGCGGCAAACCTACGTCCTTCTTCAACAATTTTTTCAAGCAATCCTGCAAGTACAGCGCTGGGCTCTTTGTACGGCAGGGGAAGAATGTTATCTCTTAGCGGACCGGACGCGATATCAACGTCCCTGAATTCTCCTGGTGCAATGGGAGTATCATCACCTTTAATGCGGAGCCCACGCGATTTAAGTCCTCCTGGGAGGTTAGATAGAGTTCCTGCGTCCACCAGTTGACGCATAATGCTGGTGGCTGATTTGGCGAAGCCTCCAATGAGGTGGAATAATCCAAAGCCATACGCCCCAAATCCGGGAATGTATTGGTAGTGCACGAAGTGCTGTCGTTTGAGTCGATTTTCATCGTCCTCTTTCCAATTCCTGCGAATCGACAAAACATCGTTGCTTCCTTTGATTAGCGTGACAACATATGGTAACGCAATCCCGGTCTCATTGCCATTCTCGTCTTGGTCCTCAAACCCTTTCAGATCTAAATCTACGTGCACTTCGTAGATCACATAGCGATCGTCGTTTAAATCATTAAACCCAGTCTCTTGGTCCTTGGCTTTCTGAATGTCATCTTGTAGCTGTGTGGAGTCTGGCAACTCAAAATCTAAATAAAACCCAGCCTTTTGCAGCTTTAAAATCTCATTTTTTGTCTTACGCATGACGTGCGTCATACGGTAACACGTGTCCATGTCGGTCGTACCGTAAGGGAGGATGATGTCCTCAGCTGGCACAAACATCGATGTTTGGCGCCCAAGTGTGATATCGTCATACACTTTCTTGAACGCTGAGCCTGTGGCTGGGAGCGACCAAAGCATGCGCTCATGTTCAGGTCTAAACTCAACCATCACCTCAGTCAGCTCGTAGTTCATGTCATCCTCGACACGGATTGCTGCTTGTTTTTTCTGTGGTGTTTCTTTACCCAAAATTTTGGTGCGCACAGGACCCTGCGCGGGGAACATCTCGGTTATTGTTTCACTCTGGAACCTCACCACAGCTTCTGTGATCATGGGATGGAACACGCCTGACGCTCCGTTCCAAGGCTCAGTTCTCTCTTCATACTGCAAGCCCAGCAGTTTGAGCCCCATCACATAGGCTTTCTCCCACTCCTTGCGCGATCCTTTATCGTTCTCAATGTCCCCTGCCAAATCGCTTGCCATCTTAGACAGCTCGTTGGGGTTGATATCCTCTGCCAGATTTCTATAAAAATCTTCTTCGTGTGCTTTGCCAATCTCGATATCTAACCCATCTGCATGGATGTTGACCGCTTCTGGATCCACAATCTCTATCTCAATCGGCTCGTCCGTCATATCTGGGCCTGCGCCCTGCGTGTCGGAATAAAGTGCTTTGTCTATATTGGTAGCCATGGCTGTCCTTAATAATATGCGTGTTGTCTGCGCTTAAAGTGTATGAGTTCGTCTTTCTCGTCTGAGTCAAGTTGTATGAACCCACCTTGTCTAAATCTCATCAATGCTTGCGTGGTCGTGTCCACGTAGTCGTCGTGCTCACCCACCGGGAACACGGCAATCTCTTCAATCACTTCTCTTGCCCAGCGTGTGTCGGGCGCCCACACGGCTCCAGAGGCAAACAAGTCTGACACAGCGTTGAGCCGCACCATCTTATCGTTACCTCTGCTTGGATTGGTTTCTTGTACATAGATGCCCATGGCTCTGAGCTCTTGTATCAGCGGCGCACCTGCAGCTTTTTTCTCCACAATGAATGCGTCGGGTTCCCAGTTTTTGTAGTGTTTGAGCGCAGTTTGTTTTAACTCCGGAAACGCCATTCTATCCTTGAACGCGTCAAGCAAGATGATCTGCGGCTTCATCTTTTCTTCTTCATTAAAGAACACGCCCCAAGTTGTGCAGGCGGAGTAGTCCGAATTGTTCTTGGTCTCAAACGCCGTGTCCCAAGACTGGATCACATACTCGCACTGCGGGGGCGCGTCTTTCTCCCAAATCCGCCAAGACTTTCTGGGCACAACCGCTGCCGTGTCTGTGGTGGGCTGCTGCATGTACTGCGCGTTCCAAAACTTAGGGTCGATCGACGCTTTGGTGGTTTTTAAAACCTCGAGCTTCCACTGCTCAGGCCAGAGCGACTTCTCATTCTCCGTGCCCTCATTTAATATAGCGGGGAGCTCAACCAGTTCCCAGGGCAGGGAGTCCGGGTTTTTGATCTGATAGTCCAGCAGTCGCCCAGTCAGGTCCAGCATCGACCAACGTGTCATGATCACAATAATGGCGCCGCCCGGCATTAAACGCTGCAACGGTCCGGTCTGGAACCATGACCATGCGGTATCAAAAGCTAACCTGGAGTTCGCTTTGACATCCTGCTCGGAATGGGGATCATCAATAACAAACAGATCAGCACCCCTACCAGCAAGAGCACCCCCAACACCAGCAGCATAATACTGTCCGCCAGCAGACGTGGACCATTTACCAGCAGCTTTTTGGTCATCTGCCACATTTGTTGCGGGAAAAATCTCATGAAACTCCTCAGAATCAATCAAATTTCGGACACGACGCCCGAAATCTTCGGAAAGCCCCGCCGTGTGGGTGCCCATAATGATCTTTTTATCGGGGAATTTGCCTAGAAAATAGGCAGGAAATAGGTAGGAACTGAACTCTGACTTGCCCATACGGGGCGCAATATTGATGATGACCCGGCGTTTCCGACCCTCAATCACATCGGTAAATATTTTGGCGAGCTTCTTGTGATGCGGTCCAATCTTGAACCCTGGGTACACGGCAGAGGCAAAACCCAGCATAGACTTCTCAGCAGATGCCAGTCTTGCGCGACGCTCGCGCACCTCCAAATCCTCAAACAGCTCCATCTTATCCTGAAGCGACATCTTGGGCAGCGCCTTCATCAGCGCTTGCAACTCAAGTTTGCTCAGTGTCGTTAGATTCTGTAAGTTCATACTTGGCACTGGTTGTTTCTACTTGCAAAGTGTCGGGCTGCTGCTCGATGTCCACCACATCCACTACTCCCATGAAGCGATTGAGCTTCTCTTTGATGCGCAGTTCTAGCTCAGCATCAGACATTTCGTCCTTTTTAATCTCAATTTTCTCGGTAAACAAGCCAACTTCTGTGACTTTTCCAAGCAAAGTGAGTGCTTTTAGCCTAATATTTGCGTTGGGATTCTTGGTTTCTTCGACGATTTTGGCGACTGCATAGCCTCTAAGTTGCTTGGCTTGCTCAATAAACTCCCAATCGTAGGCGGTCAACATGCCTGTTAGGTGGCGTACTGCCTCTGGGGTCTTGATGGAAACGAGCGCTTCCTTAGCTTCTTCGTCGTCGGTTGTAGCTATAAATTTCTGAAAAGACTTTCTGGCGGAGTCCCGCTCAAGGTCTTCATTGATATCATCGTCATCAGCGCCTAGCTCTACTAGCCAGTCTGCCGTTTTTATTTGGGCGTCAAGAACCTGCTGGGCGGACGCGTCGTCCAGCTCAGTAAACCCCGACTTGGTGATGTCAGGTTCAAATTGCACCAAATCTTCAAACATATGCGAAGTCCTAAAAACTTTCGGTGCGTTGAGTATATAATACTTTTTGGCAAATGCGCAAGTGTTTGCTTCTCCCTGGCATTTGAGTGCCCTTAACCCCCACCGTTGAAAAGCGCTGGGGGATTTTTTTGGGTTGTTGATGGCAGGCTGTTGGCAACCAGCCCTCATGCGTGTAAGTCCTCGTCTTTCCGAGGTGTCATTGTCGCCATGTCCTCTACTACTCCCAGCGCGGAGGGCTCTCGAGACCTTTCGGTTTCTGCCATCTGGCTTCATCAGTCGAGATGCTGGGGCTTGACCTATCTAGTTGCCGACAAACGGATAGGAAACGATCATCCCTGTCTTTCCAAGGTGTCAATTCTGATTCTAGCCAGTTTCCAGCAATTTATCGTCTTTCCGATACGTCAGATGGATAGTCACCAACAAACGCATCGTAGCACAAAGTATAAGGTTTGACACTGGGGTTTTCTAAATTTTTTAAAAAATTTTTGTAATAGTTAAGTATTATTCAAAAACCGATTTGCGCCTGAAGAACAGTGTTCAGCGGAGGGTGGCATGGTTACCATGAAAGGGGGCTCTGGGGGTACGGTGGGGATCAGATAAGCCGGAAAAACGGGGCAAAACGTCAAAATCTGGGGTAAACAGGGCTAAAAAACCCCTAGATCCCTTAGATAATGGGGATAAATCGCATAGGATAAAGGATAAAAAACCTATATAAATCAATGACTTAGGTGATGTCAAGGGTATTTGGTAGTAGGTTTGGTAGAATAGAGGCATCGGTTCAAAGACTTATATCTAGTCCA